ACAGGAAGCAATAGAAAATCCTCCAAAGAAAAAGAAAGGTTGTACATCCTGTAAGAAGAAGAAAGAAGTTACAACCCTACCAGAAATTGATTTAACACCCCTTCCTTTGATTATCTATGACGAGGAAGACATTATCAAGGCGTACAACGAAGTAATAAGATTTGGGGGTATAAAAGAAGAATCAAAGGTATTTATAAAAGATGTGTATAAACAACTGTTCAACGAAGAATATGTATTTGAAAATTGTGCCAGTTGTAAAAATACTCAATATCATAAATTAAGAAACTATATTCTTTATAAACTCAAAAGAAAAATATAATGGCTGGTAGAAAAACAACAGAGGCTGAATATGAAGAACGTATCCCTGATGCGATGGAAATGATTTTGTATGAGAAGTTGAACTATACTGAATTTAGACAAAAATACTCAAAGAAATATGGAATCACAGAACGTCAGGCTGAGAATGTATGGCAAGATTGTAAATCACGACTTAAAGAAAGGTTCCAAGAACAAACGGAAGAAATTATCTCAGCCCAACTTCAAAGGTATTTTGACCTACTTCAACGTGCGAGGAACGATAATAACAAAAGAGTGGAAAGGGAAACCTTAGCCGACATTAATAAACTATATGGGTTGGAACAACGTAAGATAGACATAACATCAAATGGTGACCCAATCAGTATCAATATTAATTTAACAGATTAATATTTTTTTGAATTTGTTGCGATAAAAATTTCGTAAATAGATAAATACATATATATGAATAGAGAAATAAAAGGACTAATAAATAACGAAGACCCTGTTAATCACTGGTCTTTTTTACCTGTTGATGGTGAAACCATTTTAGATTTAGGTTCAGGTATTAATTCAGAATTTACACCAACACCAATGTATTGGATACAGAAGAATGCAAAGAAGGTATATGGTGTTGACCCATCACAAGAATCTTATGAGTGGTATAAAAACAATTTCAATGTTAAGAATTTCATTCAAATAATGGACTATGTAGATAGGACCGAGAAGTTTGAAATATATTTTAATGTTGTTAAACCAACTGTTGCAAAGATTGATGTGGAAGGTTCAGAGATTTTTATGAACGCAATGAGACCTGAGTTTCTTGAAGGGTGTCGTCATATTGGTATTGAATATCATAATTTGTCCTGTCTATTATCTTGTGAACATTTGTTAAGAGATAATGGATATGAGTTATATTATTATAAGTTCCCACATTTAGATATAGATTATCAGGGTGTTCTACACGCACATAAGAAGAATGTAATTGTAAAACAAAGAACAGGAATATAATATGGGATGTAATTGTAAGAAACCAAAGAACGTTCAAGCAGAACTAAAACCAGAACCTGTACAACAGGAGATAAGGGTTCCACAAAGTGTTGATGAACTTCATTCTATGTTAATGAATAAACACGCTGAGGAACTTGCCAATCAATTCAGAAATGGAAATAACAATATCTCCGACCAAGAGACAGAGTGAAGCGTGGAAGTATCTAACCGATGATAAGACCAATGTGGTATTATTTGGTGGGTCAGCTGGTGGTGGAAAGAGTTGGCTTGGTGCATTATGGATTGTAACCCTATGTTTAAAATACACAGGTATCAGATGTTTAATAGGTCGTGCCGTATTAACACAACTTAGATTAACAACACTCAATACTCTCTTTGACTTACTCAGTACTATGGGATTAAAGAGTGGTGAACATTTCAATTACAATGGTCAGTCAAATGTATTAACATTCTATAACAAATCAGAAATTATATTCAAGGACTTAGCCTACAACCCAAGTGACCCTAACTATGACAGTTTAGGTTCGTTAGAAATATCTGCAGCATTCATAGATGAAAGTTCACAAATAACATCTCTTGCATACAACATAGTTAAATCACGTATCAGATATAAACTAAAAGAATATAATTTTATACCAAAGGTACTGATGACGTGTAACCCTTCTAACAATTGGATTAAGAAGGATTTTTATTTACCATTCACACAAAACAAATTAGAAGATAATAAGGTCTTTATTCCATCCTTACCGATGGACAATCCACACTTACCACCATCTTATCTTGATATGTTAAAGGAATTACCTCCACAACAAAGAAGAAGATTATTGGAAGGTGATTGGGATTATCTTGATGAGAGTGATAGTCTATTCAAGTTTGACGAGATTAGTAATTCAGTATTTAAACATACACCAAATACACAGGATAAAAAGTATATGACGATTGACGTAGCAAGGTTTGGTGATGATAGGTCTGTGGTGATGATTTGGGTAGGACTGGTTCTAATAGATTGTAAGGTGTATAGGAAACTATCAACCACAGAATTATCGTCCAATATACAGGACCTAATGAGGTCTCACGGGATACATCCAAATAATTGTATCGTGGACTCAGACGGTGTTGGGGGCGGAACTGCAGATATTCTAAGAGCAACAAATTTTGTGAATAACTCATCACCATTACACGGACAGAACTTCTCAAATCTAAAATCACAATGTTATGTCAAACTATCTGATATGTTTAGAGAAGGAAAGATTAGTTTGAATATATTAGAACCAGCAGTAATAGATGACTTGACACAGGAACTACTAAGTGTTAAATTAAAAGATGTAGATAAAGATAATAAGGTAGCGGTCCAATCAAAAGAGGATATGAAAAGATTGTTAGGTAAATCACCTGACCTTTCAGACGCACTAATGATGAGAATGTTACCTGAAATAAAAACCCAAAAAACAACGGGTAGATACGCAATAATGCAATTATGATAAAATTCAAATTACAAGAAAAGGAATATCAAATACCAGATTTTATATCTATAGAAAGTTATTCAAAAATTTATAAGGTCAAAGATTTATTTAGTGATGACTACTTTGCCGCAAAGATTATAAACATAATTACAGACGCACCATTAGAGGAACTATTGGAAGCAGATTATGAACAAGTATCATATATTGCTGCATACATTATGTCACATATACCTTTGGAGAAACCAAAGTTTATTGACCGATTTGAATTGGATGGTGTTAATTATGGGTTCTTCCCAAATTGGAAGGAACTAACCTTTGCTGAGTTTGTGGATTTAGATACTATCTCAACAAAGAAAGCCGATGAACTATTAGGGTTACTACACATTCTTGCAGCAGTAATGTATAGACCAATCATAGAAGAAAAATCAGAACACGATTATAAGATAGAAAAGTATAACGTGGAAACGATGAAGGAACGGGCGGAACTGTTCAAAAAGAAATTAGATGTGAAGTATATACTTGGAGCACAGTTTTTTTTTATCAACTACGCAAACAGATTTTTAAGTTATTCCCATCTATCTTCGATTCCGACTCTCTCAATATGGATGAAGATGAAACTAATGTGGGTGATGAGGAAATGGATATTCGCAGCAATTTTCAAAAAACGTATGGATGGTTCCTTATCCTCAACAGAATTGCTGGAAACGATTTTGCGAAACACAAACTTATCTACGAAGAAAAGTTGATGACAGTATTAAACCAATTGTCTTTTCTGTTGGATTATGATAGGGAACAAATAAAATTACAGAAAAAACAATCTAAAACTATTTAATTTATATTTATTATATATGGTAACATATAAACAAATTATCCAAGATTTAAGTGGTATTGCATATTATCACAACCAAATAAATTCTTTTGGTTATGGTGATTTGACACAAATCACTATGGATATAGAAACCAAACAAGAACCAGTATATACCAAGATGTATGTAGTACCTGGTCAGGTTCAACTTGCACAAAATAGATTGTTATATAACTTTTCAATTATAATATTGGACCAAGTTAATGAGGATTTATCCAATCAAGAGGATGTGATGAGTGATACTTTGGAGATTTGTAAGGATATTTTCACCATATTATACCAATCTTATACGGCAACTTGGGGTGGTTTCTCAATTGATTATACCCCATTATGGAGTCCAAACGTCACTCCTTTCCTTGAAAGGTTTGAAACAGTTTTGGGTGGGTGGACGATGAACATAACTATAGAACAACCTTTTGATTATAATACGTGTGTTTTACCGATTGAAGGGTTTTCTATTCCAAGAAGTGTTAATAGAGTTACCTATCAACAAATCATTCAAGATTTAAGAGATTTATCAATAGCACACGAACAAATAAATTCATTTGGATTTGGGGACCTTACCCAATTGACAATGGACACACAGACAAAACAAAGTCCTGTATATACAAAATTATATATAATTCCTAACGATACGGTATTAGACCGAATGCAATTAACATATAACTTCCAAGTTATTGTAGCAGACAGATTAAAAGATGACTACTCAAATCAAAGAGATGTGATGAATGACACACTTGAAATAATTAAAGATGTGTTCACTTTCTTGTATTTATCTGAGTATGAAAGTGAGTGGGATGCTACTGTAGAACCATTTTTGGAAAGATTTGAGGATGTATTGGCGGGATGGACTATGAACTTAACAATCACACAACCATTTGACTACAATAGATGTAACGTTCCTGAAAGACCATTTGTAAATAAGAAGTGGTATGAACTGGCAGAATTATGGAACACAATATCTACTGACTGGAAAAATGTATAACACAAAAATTATTATATTATTATGGGTCAACTCACCAATCAATATGTATCACAATCTTACCAAGGTCTATTAAACCTTGAAAACCCATTTACAGGGGTTACCAATTCATTACAATATGTAACGGATGGTCTTGGTGGAAACACTGCATTACAAATAAGTCAAACACAGGTTAACATTACAGGTTCTTTAACTGTTAATGGTCAACCTATTTCTGTTGATACGGGTTCACTTGTAACCACATCATCATTCAATGCATTTACTTCTTCTATGAACAGTTTTACAAGTTCAATAGATAGTAGAGTTGATGCGTTAGAGATTGAAACAGGAAGTTTACAAAATCAAATTAATGGACTTGCAACCACAAGTTCACTAAACTCATATACATTAACATCTTCATTTAACGCTTACACAAGTAGTAATGACACCAAGGTTAATGACCTAATATCTAAAACAGGTAGTTACGCAACCACAGGGTCAAATAACTTTGTGGGTCAACAAAGAATAAATGGTAACCTAATTGTAACTGGTTCTATTACATCTACACAAGAAGTAAACGCTGGTAATGGGGTTTATACATCATTTGTTCAAGGTCAATCAGCGTTAAATTTAAATGCTACAAATTTTGTTGATATTAAATCAAACACAAGTGGTGTAAGTAAGAAAGTAAGAATATACAATAACGATAGTGGTGACAAAAATATCCCTGTTGAAATTACAGGTAGTTTAAATGTGACAGGTGAAATTACAGCACTATCAGCATCAATTACTTATTTAGAAACAATATATCAAACATCATCTGTTATATTCTCATCTGGTAGTAACATACTTGGTGATGAAGCGGGTGATACACAAACATTATATGGTACGGTTAATTTACCGAATGGTCCTTTAAATGTAACAGGTAGTACATTATTAAATGGTAATGTTGATATTACCACAGGTAACTTAAATGTATATAGTCCATTAGCAAGATTTAGTGGTTCATCAGTTGTAGTTACAGGTAGTGTAGATGTAACAGATGGTATCACAGGTTCATTAGAAGGAACTGCATCATATGCAACCAACGCATTATCTGCATCATTTGCACCAATGCCAGATGTAAGTTACTTTGCCACAACAGGTTCAAATACATTTACAGGTCAACAAAATATTGAAACCAACTTAAATGTTACACAATCTTTAAATGTTGGTGGTAATAGTACATTTGATGGTCAAACAACATATAATGGTAATATACAATATAACGCAGATAGTTTTATTAAGTCGGGTTCACAAATCAATTTCAATATTGGGGATGGACTTGATGGTGCGTATTACAGATTAAGTAGAAAAGTAGGTGGTGAGTTTGGTATTGTTCAAGACCCTGGCAACTTTCACTTATTAGATATTAGTTCAAGTTTTGCTACTTTATTACCTAAAACATCATTTAAGAATGGTGTAGATATTACAGGTAGTTTAAATGTATCAGGTTCAACACATAGTGTAATTGGGAATGTTGGTATTAGTGGTTCATTAGTTGTAAGTGGTTCTGAAACATTAAGAAGTAATTTGTTGATGTACTCATTACCATCAACCATTAATGCATCTGTTCAGCCAGGTCAATTTATAACATCTTCTTTACCTGTATCACAATCAAACTTTATATTTGCAACAACTG